AGAAGAAGACTTGTTCACCCTAGTTCATGTATATGAAGTCGATCCTAGTTTAAAAAATAAAAGAATTACTGTTTCTGGTCTTAAGAATTATTTAAATAATTATTATTTAAACACTAGCGAAAATGACATAGCCATTAGCGGAAAGGACCTAACCATTAATGGAGTACGTGTTGGACGCGGTGCAGGTGCGCTTGACGGTAATACGGTAGTAGGTAATCTTGCGCTAAATGTGAACACCACTGGCTTTCAAAATACAGCAGTCGGCGCCAATGTACTGCGCGTTAACATTGATGGCAATTACAATACTGGGGTTGGATTAGACGCGCTTTACAGTAATACCAATGGTAGCGCAAGCGTTGCCATGGGATTAAATGCCCTTCGCTCTAACACTAGCGGCGATGGTAATACTGCTATTGGGGTAAATGCTTTACTTGTCAATGTAAGCGGCGATTACAATACTGCCATTGGAGAAAACGCTCTTTACTCTAACACTAGTGGCAATTATAACGTTGGAATTGGAGATAATGCTCTTTACTTTCATACTAGTGGCAGTTATAACGTTGGAATTGGCGCTGGCGTATCATTGAGTAGTAGCACAGTCAGCAATGAAGTAAATATTTCCAATGGTAGTGTTACTGCGCGGTTCCAAGGCGCAGCATCCGCATGGAATTTTGTATCGGATGCGCGAGATAAAACTAACATTCAAGATCTTACTATTGGGTTAGATTTTATTACAGCACTAAAGCCTCGTAAATTTGAATGGAATTTACGTCATACTGAGATTGACAAAGGTAAGCCTGCTGCTGGTTTTATTGCACAAGAATTGTTAGAAACAATTGAAAACTTTGATGCCTCTTATGTTAATCTTGTACATACTGACAACCCTGAACAATTTACTTTTGCCCAAGCTAACATGGTTCCTGTTTTAGTTAATGCTGTAAAAGAACTAAGTGCTATGGTAAAAGAGTTACAAGCAGCAGTCCTTAAGGGCGTTTAACCTACACTAAAAAATTTATTATGGCATACGGCAGTATCAAAGTTGATAACATCATCTTTACCAACGGTGGTTCCGACCAGACTATTACCGTATCGGGTATTGTTGCCTCTACTTCAGGTAATCTAACGGTTACAGGGACTATTTCTGGCGGTACTGTCAAAGGTACATACGGCTCTTTTACAAGTCTGACGGGTGTTACAACTTCTGGTACCACAGCTAATTTTGTCACATTATCAGGTACAACTATTACCGGCGGCACGATAAATGCAATAACAACTAATATCACTACAGGTATATTTGCTGCTGGCAGTGCTGCCGCACCATCACTTACGTTTACTGGTGACTTTAATACTGGAATCTTCAGCCCTGGGAGTGATTCGCTATCCATTGTTACAAATGCAACGCGGTCTATCACAATCACGGCTGCGCAAGCTGTTGGCATACAAACAGCAAACCCTAGTGCACCTTTGCATGTAGCGGGCACTGTAAGAGTAGGCGCAGATGATGCAACAGACGCGACAATAGAAATCGGCGCTGGTGCAACTGGGAACCGTAATGCGTTTATTGATTTGGTAGGTGACACGACTTATGTAGATTATGGCCTACGATTTCTTCGTAATAGTACAGGTGCTAATGCTGCATCAGAGATAAAACATCGCGGCACTGGTGCATTAAATATTACAACACAAGAAGCAGCCTCGATTGAATTTTATACAACTAACTTGTCGCGAGCTGCAATCGACGCCAGCGGCAGGCTCTTAGTTGGTACTAGCTCAGACAGTGGAGGCGCGTTGCTTCAGGTCAACGGCAACCGGATTAGAATTGGGACTGCCAAGACTCCCACATCTGCGACTGACACTGGTACTACCGGTGAGATTTGCTGGGATGCCAGTTACATTTACGTCTGCACTGCTACAAACACATGGAAACGCACAGCGATTGGCACATGGTGATGGAATGCCCGGTACGGTCAATAATAAAAATGTAATTATAAATAAAGCCCTTTAGAATAAACTAAGGGTTTTTATTATTATGGCAGACAAAATTATTGATGCAGTTAAATTTTACAAAGAACTTAAGCAACAAGATGATGCGTTCAATTATCTGGAATCTATTACACCTTCTGATAAACTAAAAGAATTCTTTACTAAATATCGCACTGATGCACCAGCTGATAACACCTACGCCAATGACTGGGATGGTGTTGTAGCAGCAGCCAAGGTCTCTGGTGCTAAATATCCAGAGTTAGTTGCAGCGCAATGGGCATTGGAATCAAACTGGGGAAAAGATGTCTCGGGTAAAAACAACTATTTTGGACTTAAAGGAACAGGCTCTGATCGATCTACACAAGAATTTGTTAACGGTAGTTGGATCACAATTGTTGATGGGTTTATTGATTTTCCTGACCTACGGACTTGTGTTGCCTACCTTGTTGATAGATGGTACAGAGACTACAAGACCTACAAAGGTGTTAACAACGCACCAAATCGCAACGCAGCAGCAAATCAACTTAAAGAACAAGGCTATGCCACGGACCCTAATTACCCCACAAAGCTCATCCAAATAATGGACAATAAACTTGGTACGCCAGGCGGTAACGTTTCCAAATTAAATCCGTTGCCCGTACTTTACATGAGTCAACGGGATAATTATCGTGACGCAAGTAGAACATGTTTTAGTTCCAGTTGTGCAATGCTGTTGAAATACCTTAGGCCTAAGGCTATTGCTGGTGATGACGACTATGTAAAAGTAGTCTTTAGCTATGGTGATAGCACTGATAGCACTGCTCAGTTAAAAACTTTATTTCACTTTGGTGTAGAAGCAAGGTTTAATACCAAGGCAACACCTGACTTAATTAAGAAACAAATTGATAACAACAAACCTGTACCCGTAGGTTTCTTGCATCACGGCCCTGTTAACGCACCAAGCGGTGGTGGGCACTGGCTTTGTATCATTGGATACGATTCCACTGGTTGGTGGGTGAATGATCCATGGGGTGAATGTAATTTAATTTCTGGTACTTACATAAATGAAAATGGTTCTAAATTGCATTACAGCTATAAAAACTTTAACCCCCGTTGGTTGGTAGATGGACCAGCCTCAGGTTGGTGCATTATTGCTTGATGTAATGAAATAACAAAAGAGCGTGGTCAACATGCCAACCACTAGCTTCATGCCTGGTAAACCATTTGACATAACTATTAAACTGCTTAATCTTTTCTTTAGATTCACAAGCAAAGAATATACTATCACCCAGCGGTAGCTCCTGGATCCATGTCCGTAATTGACGTATAGCAAACCCGTGGGGCAACAATCCGGAATTGCCAGATAGTTGACTTGATAATTTCTTTGCTCTTTTATTAGACCTTTTGTTTAGCCAATCATTAAGTTGGCGTTTACTTTTACTACAACCAAAAGAAAATAACCAGATATAATTTTGATTTATTTTTAAATAGGGCACAAGACGAACTTTTAATATACTTTTGCTTGTTTTACAAGTTTTAACTTTGTATTTCATGAACTTGTAATAAGAGAATCAAAGATTGTAGGCAGTGAATCTTCTGGGCTTCTTTCGCGTTTCCAAGCAGTCAACCATTCTGCATATGAATGTTCATGAATTGAATTAGGATCATAAGAATCTGATTCTTCAATTATAAACAAATCTCCTGGTGTAAAACCAATATTAAGAAAACCAATATACCAAGTAGAATTCTCAGGAATAGTTACTGTAACACCGTTGTTTATTGTAGCCATTGTTGATGTAAATGCATTGTAATTAGTTGGTATTGTATAATCAACTGAAAAAGTAGGCCCAATAAGAACTGTATTGGTTAAATTAAAGTTGGACTCTGTTACTAAATAACTGTTGTTTGCGTCTTCTAATAAAAAAAACATGTCTATTGAAGGAAATTCAATAACAACACCTAACGTGTAATCCAGTAATTCATTGCGAGTACTTGATACGCAGATCAAATAGCTTCCGCGTTCAAGATCAAAATAAAGATCATTGCCTTTGTCTAACCTGTATTGATTAAAATAATTATATAAATTAGAAGG